CCAGAAACAAGTAAAAGTTACCCGTAACCATGTCGAAAAGAACACTCTCAATTTATGAAGTCAAGAATGTCGTAGATAGTCTTATTCTGCGCACATACCAAGTGCACAATACGATTCAACGCAAAAAGCGTGTCATCATTCCCAGCTGGGTGTGTTTCCTGAAACCCGAAGATTCTTTCGAATCTGAATTAGTTTCACACATGCCCCAGCCAGACTTTTTATCCGTACCGGTCTTAGACGATATCATCGTCCCCGAGACCGGCCCGACCCTTTGGTACACCGAACCTGATACTCTTACCGAGTCTCAGTTTTCCTCCGCCACCGAGAAATTCTATCGACGTTACAGGTCCGCTGTTAAAGATTTCAACTCCGCTTCTGCAGTCCTCGGACTGGGAGTTGAAGCCCCTCACCGGGTAACCCCTCAAAAGGTTTCTTTAACTAGGGGGTTAGCCACCTCCACTGTGGGGCCTAACGGCCCCACCCTGGGCGATACCCTCGCCCCCGGGGGTTCCGACCCCCCCTCCCCGATGTTGGACCCTCGTCTGACATCTTATCTTCACGCCTTGAAAATTGTCCGTCCCACGATGATCATTCCCGGCGTAGCGTTCCAGCCAGGGGACGTATATTCGAAGGCCCGTCTTACCGACGGTCGCCCTATTCCGAAATACGCCTTTCCGGGGTACACGGTTCCCGAATTATGGATTCAGATCCTTTTCGCTACCCGTGCTATCCTCCTTGCTTTGATCGACGCGTCCGGTGCCCTGTGCACCGGCCCTGACGGGTATCCCGATCGTGATTACATCGGTAACCTTTCTGGTTTAGACGTCTTCGGCGCCATCGACAAGATGGCAACGTGGAGTCTTACCCGATTTGTTCCTCTTTGTAAGTACTGGAAGGATTACCCCCTAGCTTCTTGCCTCGCCAACCCGCTCCCGGTTGTCCCACTTGGTTGGGATTATAAACCGGATGAGCCCTTATTCACTGGCAAGTTAGCATCTTTTTGGCGCCGCTTATGCCATCCCTTACCGGATGGTCCTGTGGCTGCCTCTCTGTTTCGAGCGTGTTTTTCCATCGCTCAGTCCAAAAAGGGTTTCCATCCCGTCCCGGAATCGTTTGTTACGGCAGCTTATCTTAAGCATGCTAATATCCTCTCGAAACCCCCGCCCGGGAAGTTTGACCCCGTCGACCTCCGGAAGTTCTTGAACTCGTTTCTTCGGAATTTCGAGCCCAAGAATCTCCTTCGGCAGGTCGGCACGACTGAAGCCACCAATAACGCCTCCAACGTCCACACACGTAAGATGGGCGGGAACCGTTCGGACGTCGTCACCCAGTTTGCCGATGTCTTGAACGCCCCCAGCGACGGACTTGTCCGTATGTTGCCCAGCGACTCCGGTATTGTCACCGAGCGCGGAACCTTACCTCCTACCACCTCTGAGTGGGAGTATATGCTTTCGCGCCCCATTGACTACCGTTATGAGACCTTACCTGGCGACGTTATCCATGAGATTCCCGACGAATGGAAGGATCGCCCTTTTGCGATGGTCCGTGGTATTACTGAACCCCTCAAGGTTCGTACTATTACGTCCATGATCGCATTATCGACGTATGCTTCCAAACCGTTGCAAAAGGCTCTTTGGCATTACCTTCGAAAGTTCCCCTGTTTCGCTTTAATTGGGGAACCCTTTCATGAAGGTATGGTTACCGACCTTCTGGAGAAACATCTCGCCCTCCATGGACCCGATTCTGAGTGGGATTTCGTCTCGGGCGACTATTCTTCCGCCACCGACCTCCTTGACATCGACGCCACCAAATTGGTGCTCGAGACTGTCATCGATAAGTGTTCGGAGGAAGATGCCGTCCTCGAACCCCACTATCGTGCCATCATCCACGAACAGGTACTCGTTTACCCCGAAGATACGGCGCCGCCCACGCTCCAGACCAACGGTCAACTTATGGGTTCAATCCCTTCTTTTCCCTTCCTTTGTATCCTCAATCTTTATACCTTCTTTAAAAGTCTCACACCAGCGGTGCAAGACCTTTTATTAAAAGGTAAACTCTCTTGGAAATCGCTCCCCGTTTTAATTAACGGCGACGATATTCTCTTTAGAGCATCTATTGAGCAGTATGAAAGATGGGCCTATGAGTCAGCTCGCCTCGGCTTTGAGCTCTCTCTAGGTAAGAATTTTGTTCACAAAAGGTTCTTTACCGTTAACTCCTTGCCTTTGGAGTTTGTACCCCCTTTCCTCTTCACGCGTCCCCCCCTATTCACCATCCCTTTCCCTCTCGGGAAAAGTTGGGTGGATTTGGACGAGATGCCCTCCTCGGCCTTCGAGTCGAGTGAGAAGATTGTACCTGGTACCGTCATTATTCATGGGTTTATGAACGTGGGACTTCTCGTCGGTCTTTCCAAGACCGCCCTGAGCGTTCGGGAGGATTCCGTCCCCCTCTCTGGCTGGTTTTCAGGCGCCGTTATCGGCTCCATGTACCCCGAGAAGGCTACCAACTTCTTCCTCAACTACCACCATGATGAAATCTGTAAGCAGACTTCCTTTGGAAAGATGACGTTAAATATTTACGCTCATCCGTTCTTAGGAGGTTTAGGTTTCCCCGTACCTTACGGAGTTACCCCCCATTTCTCGGAGGCCCAACGTCACCTTGCCGCGCGACTTCTCTTCGCTGCCCACAAGGAATTCTATGGCTCCCCCTCCCTCCATCCTCTGAAGCCCTTCGCCTATTTACAGCCCTCCGAGCTTGTAACTAAGAGCCTAGGCAACCGCCCTGGTTACGTGAGAACGTACCTTGGGAGCCCGACCGGCCCTTACCTCGAGGACCAGAGCCCCTTCGCCGATAATACCACGATCCATGCCACACCCCTGGCTATGGTTTATGGCGATCTCGACCAAGGGTTTCTTAACCCGACGTGCCGTTTAAGCAACTCCGAGCTTGGGAGATTACTCAAGTCCCTCACCCATCGTTCCCGAATGGTGGATGTTCCGGACATGACAGTCTTCCCGTACCGCATCATCACGCGGCCCTTGGAAACCATTGTTGCACCGGGTTCCCCTTCTGAGGAACCTACCATCCCAACTCTCCCGATGGTTCAACCCGAACCGGAGTTCTTTGAGACCCAACGCTGGGAAAGCTGGGAATTCCCCGTCAATCCCCACCTCGAAGGACTCCGCACCTTCAAGCTTCGTAGCCTTAAGGATGTTCTTCATTTCGAAGGACGTGCTGTACAAAGGGCTCAGCTCCGTGCATCCAAATCTGAGAGACGGAATTATATCTTCAATATGAATCAGTAATTCTGTCCTAGGTCTTCGCCTTAAGACCTTAAACATAAGACATGGGGTTGATGATTTCAGGACCAAAAAGGTGGATTACCCTATCCTTAATATTTCCTTACTAACCAAAATGTCGAGAGACTGCACGGCTCCCCCGTCCACGGGTTTCATCAATGTACAGTCCGGTTCCTATTGGCCGCACCCCATACACAATCTAAATTACTTGTCAAACATGACTAAACAAATTAAATCTCGTCCCCAAAACATCCGTCGTTCCCGTACCATCCGTGGTCGCGGGGATTACACGTCGGATGTCGTGGAGATTCTCAAACCCCTCCCTCGGTTGGAGGCCAAGATCGACCACTTGGAGCGCATGATCAACCCTAAATCTGCGACCAAGTCCAAGGCTGCGTCCGTTATCGGGAGAACTCTCGGTAACTTCGTGAACCAAGGCGATATTGGCGCCCTTGCGGGTGAATCCCTGGCTAAATTCTTTGGCCACGGTGACTACACCCTCAAATCCAACTCCCTAATGATGTCCCAACACTCCGGCTCTACTGTACCTAAGTTCTCCAGCAATGGAAAACGTGGTACCCGTATTGTCGAGCGCGAACTCCTTATGGACCTCCGGTCCGGTCCGACTGTCCTCTCCGGTTCTACAACCTTTGATAACAGATCTTTCCGGATCAATCCTACCGACCGCAACACTTTTCCGTGGTTAAACACCATTGCCAACCAGTTTGACCAATGGGAGCCCCATGGAATCGTCTTTGAGTTTATCTCCACCTCCTCCAGCTACAATGGAACTTCTCAGGCTCTCGGAGCCGTCATTATGTCGACAGACTATGACCCCACCGATGCCCCTTATACTTCCAAACCCCAGATGGAGAACGCAGATTACTCCTGTTCCACTCGCCCTGCAGAAAACCTTATGCATGGTATCGAGTGTGAACCTCGTGAGAGACCTACACCCATACTTTACACCTCCAGCACAACAGTACCCTTTGCGACCCTTGGTAATTTCCAAGTGGCCACTCAGGGTTGCTCCACCGCCGGTGTAACTTTGGGTGAGTTATGGGTCTCTTATGATATCACCTTCTACAAGAAACAGGTATTCTCCTTGGCAAATACCCTCTTTGCCTATTCGTCGACTGGTCTTAGTTACTCTGCCGGCCCCATCTTAGGCGCCCAAACAAGTGTGACAACCAATTCTGGCGACTTCACGTACTCCGTCCAGGTGGGTGTTGGTTCTACCATCACCTTCCCTCGGAACGCCGTCGGTCTCCACTTCTTGGTAAACCTCACTCTTGACGGATCGGTTAATGAATCCCTCTCTCCTGTTTATGCTGGTTGCACGTTGCTTTCGCAAAGTATCTCCACCATTAATATAGGTACAGAGATAGTTACGGCTACCTTCCTTGTCACCTCGTCCACCGCCTCCCTATCCTTCGGGATGAAGGTCGTAAATAACGGGACATTCAGTCTTAAAATTACTGAATGCCCTGACACTTTATGATCCCCCTACTCTGGTGGGAACTAGTCCAGTTCTTCCTTGAACTCTCCCTCTATCTCATAGAGCGATATATCCTCGGAACTTTTATATATCTCCTTTATATAACTGGATTCTTTCTACCTCATGCCTCGCCTTGGCTCTTTCTTAGGTGAACAACACTGCTATTCAAGCTACCGGGTGACTCCCGATGAGCAAAAAATCGTCAATGCTATTCAAGTTACCGGCTGACTACCGATGAGCATAAAAACCGTCCGTTTTATATTCCGTTGCCTGGATCTTTCGATCCGATTGTTTCTCAGGCCACCAACAATATCTAGCGCGTAACGCCGTGTCTGGGATTTCTCCCACCAAGGCCTCTCACCTTAGGTGCCACCCTGCATCTGCAGCTCACACCGTCGTTGTAATACGACCGTACCGATACGCAATCGGCTAGCTACCATAGACCCTCTCAAGGGTGCTCTTTCGAG